TCCACGTCTGCGTCAACCATACCTATTAACTCACCTGATAACTCGTTTAAGAGTCCTTCGTCAAGTGCGTCCACCAAGTTAGCATCAAACGCCATTAAGTCAGTCTCGTTAACGTCAGGGATCAGGGTGATCTCCATACTACCGTCGGATAGGGTTACCATTTCAGGATCAACTATCTCGATAGACAAGTCCGCTTCCATGTCCGCTTCTTCTATTTCTACGTCTTCTATGCTTTCTGGTGCGGCGTAGATACCTTTCTCAATTGCCATTTTGTAACCTCTTAGTAAAACCCGCTACCGCGATGTTTAAAGTATTTAATTTCTTCTGGCTCATCAGTAGGTAGTCGTATAAATCCGCCTTGTCTGAACCGCATAAGTGCCATAACTGTGGAATCCACCAGATCGTCATGGCTCATAAAGGGAAACCCTGCGATCTCTTCTACTACTTCCTCTGCCCATCTAGTTTGTGGAACCCATACTAACCCAGATTGCACGATGTCGGATACAGAGTTTAGACGTGCTAGTTTATCACCAGAACCTCTATGGGGGGTATATTCTTGTACAAGTAAGCCCATACGTCGCATTTCTTGGTACAACGCTACACCGGAACTCTTTTTCTCTACTATAAAAGCATCTGGTTCCCACTCCGTGTACTGATCCATAGCCAACTCTTTTAGCTCGTGGAACTCCATACGCTCTTTTATACTGTTAAGCAAGATTATATTATACGCCGAAGTCTCCTCATTAAGGAACACTCCCCACGTAGTCAACGCCGTATAGTCGGCACGGTTGTGTTTTTCGGCTGCGGAGTCCAAAGACATAATTATATATTCGCAGGGCGGGGGTCGCTCGGCATCCCACTCATTCCACCACTCTCTTTTTACTAGCGCGGCCTCTTCGGCGGTGGGTTGTTGCTGATATTGAGCATTCCACTGGAACGTAGGCATTGATGCCTTGGTACGTAGTAGCGCCTCGAGGTCAAAGAACTCGGGCCACAGGGGCTTCTGTACCGGCTTCCCTGTCTCTTTGTCGTCTATATCTAGTATTGCAGGGAACTCAATGACCTCATACTGATCCGCACGCTCGTTCTGAGCCATATCCTTCACAACACGCCCTGTTAGGTCGTCCATATGCCATCGTGTCTGGATAATAGCCACACTACCCCCCGGCATCAGACGGGTACGAGCACCGAATGTGAACCACTCATATGCCTTCTCAAAGACAATAAAGTTGCCGTTAATCACGTCTTGCTCAGAGTGTGGGTCGTCTACAAGCAGTAAATGCGCACCACGGCCCGCTAGAGCTGATCCAACACCACACGCGTAGTACTCCCCGCCCACACTAGTACTCCAGCGACCGGCTGATTTAGAGTCACTGGCGAGCTTTACTGTAGGAAATATGTCTGCGTAGGCTTCACTGGCGATAATATTCCGCACCTTACGTCCGAAGTCTACAGCCAGATCGGTAGTATGTGACACCATCATAACCTTTTTGTCCGGGTTACGCCCTAGGTACCACGCCGGATAAAAAATAGATACAAGCTGAGACTTGCCGTGACGGGGTGGTATGTTTACGCACGCCCTATCCTTATCTCCTCGCTCGATGGCCATTAGGAGGTCGGCCAACATGCGGTGGTGCTTCCCAACTAGGTAGTCAGGCTGCATAAGTTTACAAAATTCGATTAAATCGTCATGTGCGGCTTTAACTGTACGCCGTTTGTCTAGTTCATCGACAAGTTTCTCTATCTCTACCGCCTCATCAACGCTAAACATGTCAATATTATCCAACATATGCTGGATTTCTTCTTGAGTAAAGTCCACAGAGGTGCTAGGCGCAGTCATTTATAGTCACATCAGCGGTAGTTACCACCACTACTCGCGCCCCACAGCTTAAAATCGGCTTATCTGTGGTACTTTGCAGCACTTCAGACGGCCCATTTATAGTTACAGAGCTACAGTACGTGTTTTTCTTACCCTGTTTTACAGTAATTACAGGTTCGGATGTCCCATTTTTGAGGTTAGCGCGGATTTTGTGCTGATTCACGTGGATATACGTCTTAGACATCCGTATTTACCCCTAATTCTGCGTCTACGTCTACAACTTCGCCGTCCAGTGTCACTTCATTCGCAGGATTTACCAGCTTTTCTAGCTTCCTACGCAGTTTTGCCTTCAAATCATCTGTTGACTGATGCGTAACGGTTACTTCTGACTTCTCTGCGAACAACCCTACGTCCGAAATCTTACCCAGTAACTCCAACGCTCGAATACGGACACGTGGGTCGGGGTTCTCGGTCTCTAATATTAGCTTATTCGTTACTAAGTGGCGCACAGAAACGGCTGACTCCACTACAGAGGCGCCAAATTCCGTGAGTATGTTGCTAGTTAGCACCAGCGAGGCTGGGGTCAGGTTAGCCATACGTTTGTTTGTTGCTTTTTTCGATGTCTTTTCAGGATCATCGGCATACGCTATGGCAAGTTTAGCTGCCACGTCTTCATCTTCTTTGCTGGGTTTAAGTTCTAACCCATGTTCTGCTAGCTCTAAGGCTGTCGTCTTCGCTGCTCGCGCACGGACACTCAAGTCCACGGCGGGGTCGTCATCAAATAGCGGAACCCCTGTCTCGGGTTCGAGTTTAATCGTCATATTGTAATCGCAGGTTGTTAAACCGGAGTGCCTTTGTACCATACTTGTTTACACAAGACAAGAAACAGTTACATGCCCTATACGCGTATTATGCAGGATGTACAGTACAACTGTGCAATTTACGTACATATTAAACAAGCCTCCCCCCAGCCACATACCATAAATGATATGTCTTACATGATTATTATACATTTCCGATCATACTCGATCACTTGTACAATAGCGCCTCTTTCAACCCCCTACTGTTCTGAGGTTCCTTTGTGTTTGGTTTTACTGTGTTTATTGTTTCGGCGTGTGTACTTGTGGTGGCAGGACTATTTGTCATAGCCCTAGAGGACGGCCTTCCCTTCTAAAATTACGGAGGAGGTTTAGCCCTTCCTCCTCTACTTCTTCTGTAAATGCATCGGCGGATAGCTGTAAGCTGCAAGCCGCTTTCAAGTCTTTTGTTCTTTTTACCATCACTCGCTGTATGTCTAAAGCTATAAACATATGGAAGTCTGCTATACGCCCTTTGCGTATATTAAAACAATACTTGTATTGGTCTTTGGAACGCTTCCTCTTCAGGGTAGCTAGGTTTGCTGCTTTTATCTGCAACGTGAACATGTCTTCGTAGTACGACTGTCCCCATAGGTCTACGCCGGAACGGTCTACATGGTAGCACTCTACCCCGTGACGCTCTAAAACATACATAGCAAAAAACTCACCTACTCTCCCTGTATGTGCCGTGTTGTCTAGCCTGTCTTTTACTTTCTTCACTCGATAACCACGTAATACCTACTAGAACATACACCGTACAGTATAAAAAATTTTTTACAAGGGGTCGGAAAAAGAGGTGGGGGGTGTTCCTATATAGAGGGGGTAGGGGTGCCGAACTCAAAAAATAACGATTTATTCGTGGAAATTAGTAATATATAGGCGCGTAGGAATCCTGCCTGACATAGCGGGTCATGGGGGCGGGGTGGGTATCGGATTCTGGCGATTCGCGATTAAACCTGCCAGAAAATGAATGATTATGTAATTACCTAACACTGGGCGGCCTATCTATTGTAAACATACCTAAACTTGTTACTATATGAACCATCAAAGCCAATATCGGTTTGATTGGTTAACGCGGCACCATTACAAGCCCGCGCATTTTATAAGGTAACAAAGCTATGAAAAATGCAAATCTTAAAGCTTCAAATTCGCGACGGGGTATAAATGCTACTGATAGTCAGATTAATGAGCTGGCTCCGATTATGACCTCCTATGTCAGCACTGCTATATCGCTGGAGAAACGGGAGCAATCATTTCTAGAGCATTGCCGCACTAAAGCGGTACCAGCTACCCATTTTATAAGCCCTGAGCAGGGGCCAAACAGGGAAGCATCTACGGTAACCGCCGATCAATATGCGAGCATGAAGCTGGCGGTTTTAAAGGGGCTCCCAAAGCTAAAACAGCATTTGGTTCTGTCCCCCGAGACCCTGTCTCTTGCCATAGGGTTATATATAGAAGATCAGTTAACTTATGAGCGCGGCAGCGATAAGGCTAAAGCTAAAACCGCTGTACTGAAAGAAATAGGCTCTAGGCTTGGGAAGCTAAGGAAGTTACTAGAAAAGAATCCCACTAATGAGTCTATAGAGACGGCCAATAAGTCCAAAGGGACTAGGGCACCCCAGCAGCCCACCGGCCCAGACAAGACGGCGGGATCGGCGGCTAAGGTACTCGAGTCAATACAACAAGCGGCCAAGCGGGCGCAGGCAATCGAAGAGCCGGAGTTCGATGTAGTAGAACTGGTTAACCTGCTAGCTAAGGCCCAGCAGATCGTAGTCAACCACTAACCACTAACCACCACCGGCCAAGGATGGCCATCCTCACTGGAGTAAGTCATGACAAAAAATGAAATCACGAAAACAATACTGGGGGCGCTGGCTTTGATTTTTCTAATCCCTGCTGGTGCTGTCCTACTCACTATGATTTGGGTACTGATACAAGGGTAACCATTATGAAAAATCAAAAATTGTTAACCCTGCTACAAGCTGATGCGGTTGATTACTATCTCCGCCAAGGGCACTCAATTGAGACCGCCAGATACATGGCCACCTATAACCATGTTGAACATACTGCCGATACAGTCGATGCCGACTGGCTAGCAATAGAGCAGGGCACGTTTGAAGGCCGCCAGCACGCGATCCACGGCCTTGATCCTTTTTAACTCCCCTGCAATCCTTGCCCCGCTCCGGCGGGGCTTTTTTTCGCCCCGAGAAAAGTCGTTTGATACCAGTAAGACCCCTGCGTAGCGCATAGCGTATTCGTCTGATACCAGTAAGACCCCTGCGTAGCGCATAGCGTATTCGTCTGATACCAGTTCAGAACCTGCGTAGCGCATAGCGTGCTCGTTTTGAGATGGATACCAGTTCAGAACCTGCGTAGCGCATAGCGCACAGCATGGCACGTTTACGTGAGTCTAGGTGTATGGTTAGGTAATTACCTAATGGTTGGTTTTGGCGGGATCGCATTGTTACTTTTACAATGTTACTTTTTTTCTTGTAATGTTACCGCAATGTTACCTTTTTTTAGGCCAAAAAGTAACAATACAAAAAGTATCTAAACGTGCTGTTTTGTGACAATGCATGATCAGGCATATGCGGAAAATGGCCTTTTTTATACTCTTTTTAATAAATAATTTATAATGTTACCTTTTACAAAAATAGTATCCGGAGTTCAAAAAATCCTGCCTTTGTTACCTCCCCTTTCACCGTAAAATAATACCCTCATATTTCCACGAAAAAGGTAACAAAGTAACATTGTTTTAAAATCAATAACTTACAGACCACACGTAGGTACACACTAGTACAACGTAGTACACTACACCGCTACCCACTAAACAACACGTTTGTGTACCATTTGACATAAGCCGCCATTCCTGTATAATGGTTTAAGTAGGTCGAGTTATGGCCTACGGGGCGACACAGCTAAACGTGTCAGCCAAACCAACCATTAGGTAATTACCTAATCAATCAATCGGAGCAATACAGTTATGAAAAATTTGAAAGAAGTAGCCAGCGATATGAACGCCCCTTACTTTGATGTAAGGATTAATGACACAGGTGCGATGAACGTACCGCAAGCACCACAGGCAAGCGCACCATCAATCGGATCAAGTGCCATGTTGGGAGAGTTGAAGATCAGTTGCTGGACTGGACGCAAGAAAGACAAGTCGGCATCAGCTACAGTGACAAGCCAGAACTATGCCGATAATGGTACGGCATCAGTCAATAAGAAGTTACTGGGTAACTGCGATGAGTTGACCGCCATACAGAAATTTGTGGCAAGCGCACGCAACAAGCACTACAGCATGACAATGCCATGGTCTGACCTAGGTATGCGACTGCTACCTACCGCGCAGTACTTCAAGTACCACCAACAGATGACCGAGTTGCAAAGCGAGTTCGAGCGCATGGTCGATACGTTCTGTAACAACTACACGTGGGAGGTGAGCAGGGCACAGGCACGGATCGGTAGTTTGTTTCGAGCCGATGACTACCCTAGTGAGTGGTCGATACGTGAGAAGTTCGCGTTCACCATCTCGTACATACCGATACCCGAGGCCGGTGACTTTCGTGTGGACGTGGGCAACGAGCAACGTGACGTGTTGGAGTCACACTATAACGAGTACTACAGTAAGCAGTTGGGTTCTGCCATGCAGGATGTGTGGGATCGTACGTACAAAGTACTGTCTAATATGTCCGAGCGACTAGACTACGGGGGCGATGACAAGAAGAAAGTGTTCCGCGATTCGCTAGTGGAGAACGTGCTCGACATAGTAGGACTGCTTGACGTGTGTAACGTTACAGGTGACAGCCAGATGTCCGAGATGGCGCGTAAGCTAGACGATACGCTACGCGGGGTCACTCCCGATGGGCTACGCAACAACGAGTCTTTCCGTGCCGAAACCAAACAGGCAGTGGACGATGTCATCAAGTCACTACCATCACTGGAGATGTAATCATGGACATCGAAGAAGTACTCTTAAAATGCGACGTAATGCGCGAAAACGAAGAAGGTATCGGGCTATCTGACGCCTTACTTAAAATAGTTGAGTTTGCTTACTACGAAGGATACAACCAAAACTCAGAGGAGATAGAGTAATGTATTACGTTGAAGCCTATGACTCAAACGACCGTCAGATACTGGGAAACCTTGACGGTCAAACGGTGCTACGTGTGCGCAACTACAAGCGCACCAAGCACTACAAGAACCTACGCACGCTACGTACGCACCGCGTGTCGTATTACAAGATCGTGGCCGTTGATGGCCGCATTGTTGAAACGCTGTAACTAAACTAAATGTTAGGTAATTACCTAACCAATCAATTGGAGCAATACTATTATGAACACACAAGCTATGTACGCATTATCACTAGACCAGATCGCCAACGCTATCGCTATTATTGGTCACAAACGCACCATACTCGTACAGGGTCACATGGGTAACGGTAAGTCATCACTGTTAAAGACGTTAGCAGATAGATTCCCTACCCACACGCCATGCTACTTCGACTGTACGACCAAGGACTTGGGTGATCTGAGCATACCATCACTCAACACCGAGCAGGGGTACGTGACGTACCTACCCAATGAGGAGTTGGGGTTGCACCTCGACAAGCCGGTGATACTAATGATCGACGAGTACGGTAAGGCGAATCCATCAGTCAAGAACGCGTTACTACGTGATATGTTGGAGCGCAACCGATTCCCCGAGGGCAGTATCATATTCGCCACGACCAACCTAGGCGCAGAGGGTGTGGGCGATCTGTTACCACCACACGCACGCAATCGCATCACAGTGGTCACAGCACGCAAGTCTACCAGTGACGAGTTGATTGAGTATGGTATCAATCACGTATGGGAGCCTATTGTGTTGGGATTCATACGTGAGTTCCCTCAGATACTACAGGGGTTCGAGGATGTCAAAGACCCGAACGACAATCCATACATCAACCACCCCAAAGCACAGCGTACAGCTTTTGTTACGCCAAGATCATTGGAAGCTTGTAGTGACATACTCAAGCTACGCGATCAGTATGACGATCACACCCTGACAGCTTTACTTATGGGTACCATCGGTGACCGGGGCGCTATGGACATGATGGCGTTTGTGAAGCTGGCCGACCAACTACCGAGCCTACAGTCTATCAAGGACGATCCGCTCAACGCCAAAGTACCCGAGTCAGCATCAGCCGTATGCATGACAGTGTTCCGTGCTATGGGTGCGATGCAACGTGACTGGGTTGATGCGTGGGTGACGTATATGCAACGTCTCGACAAGGAGGCGCAAGGTCTGTTCGCCAATGGCATACGTGCTAACTCGTATGCACACCGCGATGTTGTGATGCAGAGTAAGGAGTTCACCGCGTGGGCTATGCAGAACAACTACATGTTCGCAAGTGATAAGGTATAGGAGAGAGACTATGTTGACTATAGGTAAACAACTTACAGCAGAGGAGCGACTGTCCAAAGCAGTCGTCGCCATCATGGGGCATCCTAGATACACAGCACTAGCCGGTGTGTTGATGATCGGTGAGAAAACAATCGAGGATGATATACCGACAGCCTGTACCAATGGGCGTGATGTGAAGTACGGACGTGCATTCGTTGACGGACTGACCGATGCCGAATTGCGTGGGCTAGTACTGCACGAGGACGAGGGGCACAAGCTATACCGTCACCTCACTACATGGCGGTGGATGTATGACATTGACCCACACCTAGCTAACTGCGCGTGTGACTACGTTATCAACATCAAGATTGTCGATGACAACAAGGACGATGGGTTCGCCCAACTACCCGATGGGGGGCTAGTCGATGAGCGGTTCCGCGGTATGGACAGCGCACAGGTGTTCAACATACTACGCAAGGAACAAGAAGAACAGCAGTCGCAGGACTCACAGGATAACGAGTCAGAGGGTGATGGTGAACAGAGTGAAGGTGGTACCACAGGTTCAAACAATGCCGCAGTAGGTCAGGAAACTGGATTCGATGAGCATGACTGGGAGGGTGCGCAGTCTCTATCCGATGAGGAGCAACGCGAGTTGGCGCGGGACATTGACGAGGCAATACGTCAGGGTGCCATGGCCGCAGGTAAGATGGGCGGTACAGGCAACCGCGATCTCGACGAGTTACTACAGCCACAGGTTGACTGGCGCGAGGTGCTACGTGAGTTCATCCAGAATACGTGTGCGGGTAACGACTACTCTACATACGCCCGACCCAATCGCAGGTTGATGAGTCAGGGTATCATCATGCCTAGCGGTATCAGTGAGCAGGTGGGTGAGTTGGTCATTGCCATTGACACGTCAGGCTCTATCGGACAACGAGAGTTGACAGCGTTCCTGTCTGAGGTCAAGGGTGTATGCGACACAGTCAAACCTGACAAGCTACGCCTACTGTATTGGGGTAGCAGTGTTGTGGGTGACGAGGCATACGACATGCACGAGCTAGACAATCTGACCAAGTCTACCAAGCCTATGGGCGGGGGTGGTACCGATGTCAACTGCGTCACGCAGTACATGGCCGACGAGGGTATCAAGCCTCAAGCGTGTATCGTCCTTACTGATGGCTACTTGTACTCTGGTTGGGGTGACTGGACTTGCCCTATACTCTGGGCGATACTGGATAACAAGGGCGCAGTACCCGATGAGGGTAAGGCAGTACACATCAAATCGAGGGATATGTAATGGCGGCACGACTTATAAAGTTTATGGGTTCACACCCTGACTTAGTAACAGGACACATGTATACGGCGAGAGAGTACGCGAGTGTATCGGGCGTGCCGCATAACGCAATGGCTACCAGACTACACAGAACATTGGAGGCGCATGACTCACATCTACGCCCCCTACATACCGACACTAAGTTTGGCAGTAAGTCTAGGGGTACTATTACCCCCAAGCAGAGGAGTTCTTTCAGTACACACACTGAGAAGTTCTCGGGAGAATGGTTAAAGAGGAGACTGACATGAGTGATAATAAGTATGCGGGAGCATCGAAAGATTGCCTCCGATCAACTGCGGATGAGTTACGTATGGAGTGGGCAGAAGCTGTCAACACTATAGACGAGGCATTGGAGTTCTACTATGAACACGTTAGAGATACACCAGTGGATAGTGACTATGACCGCAATGACGTGGGTACAGTGCAACGTGCGTGGCAACGCATACAACAGGGGTAACTAACTAGAAGTTATAACACGTGTTATAACAAA